GCGCGATCCGATCGATAGGATCCTTCTTCCGCAGCAGTCGCTTGGGACGCGGGAAGTAGAAGCGCAGCACGACCCGCAGCGGACCCTGCAACGGTGCGGCTGGCTTGTGCCGTTCACCAGCAGCAACGATAGCTGCCTTCCAAGCGTTGGCGGTGCCGGGATCGTAGACAGATGCGTGTTTACCCCGCGCAACTGCACGCACTCTAGGCTGCGCGACAGGTGTGCCATCGGTGCGCCACTCGCAAGCGAAGCGGAACCGTGCGGCCTTGGTGTCTGCGCTGGGGTTAGTCATCGTCTGACTCTCCGTCATAGCACATACAGTCAATCTCTAAGACTTCAGGGAACAGTTTGCCTTGTGCGTTGTCAGCCTTCAGAAAAGACTCCCAACTAAACGCACGACCTAAACCTTTCACGGTGTCGAGATTCGCGTTCTTCTCCATAGCTATAGCTCGGTCAGCTAACTCAGGATAACGCCTTTGTAGGTCTCGGATCTCAGACTTCTTGGAACCTGGACAAAAGAAGCAAGCGGACTTACCAGGGTTTGGCAAACCAGCATCTTTGATTGCTTGCAGACAATCCTTGCGATCCCATCCCCACTCGATCAAAGGGTATCGGTAAGTGTATTTGTTGTCCTCGGGTATCTGTGCCCTTCGCTCTTCATCTATGTCGATGCCCAAAGACTTGGTGACCTTGCCGCCTGCTGCCCATAATTCTTTAGCAACAGGCCAGTTGTTCGCCCACTTCTCCTGCGGTGCTTTTTTGTATTTGTGACTGCAAGACTTAAACCCGTAAGCGAGCGAGGGGAGCATGTTCTGCTTTAAGCAGTTATCCTCTAGGCTTGAATACATGCTCTTGTCAGTCCAGCCATGGACCATTGTGACCGCTGGCATCCCGTGATCGACAAGCCACCTACTCATAATTGTCACAAACTCATAGGTGTGCGGTTTCTCCGACCCGGTATCCGCAAATAAGATTGCATCAGGACGCTCGCCGCGTTCATGCATACCTATAAGCATTGCAGCAGAGTTTACCCCGCCGCCAAAAGATGTCATGCACACTTCAGTCATCGCTGCATCAACTCTGTGTAGTTAAACCTGTCACCAAGAGCATCTTTGATCGACACCTCGTGACCGTCGTATCCTAGAAGCTTTGCGTTATAGACCAGAGCATACCTAGATATGCGAATCCTGCCGTAGACAAAAGCGAACCCTTCGCGGGTTGGCTTCCATCTGCCACTGGTTCTACGAGTCGTGTCGTTGTCGTCCCTTGGCTTAGACTCGATCAACTTCCACATCGCCAGCTTGGCTACGTCTCCTGTGCCCTTGTTGATAGACAAAGACCAAGGCTCAGACACAGAGTAATACTTGCCCTCTTCCTCGTAGTTCTTCACCAGCCTGATAAGCCACCTAGCCATCGTGCTAGTGATCGTTCGCTTGTAGACCTTGGCAAACTGGTCGCAGCAAGGACAAGTAATCCCCTCGTCTCGGTTGTCACGAACAATCTCGCGAGCCTCGCTTAGAGATACAACACCGTCCATCAGATTTATCATGATTCAATCTCCCTCTCGTTGACCCGCAAGTCAGGCCATGCAAAGCCAAGCATCTTGCCGCCGCCTTCTCGGAACCGAGAGATGATAGCCTCACCAAGGAGCTTCTTAGTCTGCACCTTGTCCAGGTTGGTGATGAGGATCGTAGGCTTGAGCGTTCTGTAGCGTCTGTCGATCATGTTGAACATGGTCGCGACACTGTGTTCAGTCTCTTGGTTGCGCCCGATCTCATCAAGGATAAGCAAGTCCGGTGATTCGAATGCTTCATAGGCATTCTTCTCCGTCTCGGTGGAGCCGTTACCGTATGTGTTTCTAACCCTGACCAGGAAGTCAGTCACTGTGCTGTATAGTGCAGTCGCACCCTTGCTCATCACATGGTTGGCAATAGCGCAGGCGACGTGAGTCTTGCCGGTGCCGGGGTTGCCTGTGAAGATCATGCCCTTCCCTGTATCGAGGGCACTGTCAAAGTCCGTGCAGTAACTGCGTGTCACACGAGCAACGACCTTCATAGCTGGATAGATGTCCCGCCACTTCCAGATGTCTGCATCCCAGTAACGCTTCGGGATCTCCGCAGCATCTCGACGCATGGCAACCAATCGATCCGGCTCGCTAACCGATCCCATGACACGGGCCTGCACTTCAGCAGCCTCCTCCTCGTAGACAAGATTGCACTTGGGACACTTGGTCCACCATGGCTGGTTCTTCAGATGACTGTGCTTCATCTGCTGTGACTCGTAACTGCCGTGGTCTGCCTTCTTCTCGCACTCCCTAACGCCCGTGTCGATCACCTTCCATTGATCCACTCGAACGACCTTGCTCTCAGTATCCATCTTAGCTTTCCTCCTGAAGCCCTACAGTAGGGCTGTATTGAACGATCACCCCCTCGGCTATGCCGACATAGGGTGGTAATGATTAGTCCCTTAGAAGTCGATCTCGCCCGACTCATGCGATGCTGCTTTCGGAGCAGGCTTACGAGACTTGAAGTCCCGTCTGTTGATCCACTCAGCCTTGAAGCCAGTCCAGCCGTAACTGATGCAGTTCACCAACGCCTCCTCCAGAGAAATCCTCGCGTTGCGAGCCTCGTTGATAACCATGTTCATCGAAGTCTCGGTGATCGGTGCCTTCTTCGTCTGGCGAAGCTTGCGGTAATCCTCCCAAACTTGCTCGCTAACTCCATTAGGACGAGCGTAACGAGTAACACGGGGGCTACTACTAGTACTAGTACTATTATTAGTACTACCAGTACTATTAGTACTAATAGTTCGCGTAACGATACCTGACGCACTACTCGATCCCTCATAAGTCCCATCCCTTAATACTGTTACCGGCTCCCTCCTGCTACGTGTAACGCCCTTCGTTACAGGTTTCGTTTTCTTCGTTACTGGTTTCGCCTTCTTTGTTACAGGCTCCGCCTTCTTTGTTACGGGTGCTAGCTTTTCGCCTGAGTCTTTGCGCTCCCGATGCTTGCGTACACGGTCTGCCGCTTTCGCTTGCTTCTTGGTTTGCTTGTCTCGGTATTTGTTCGGCTCCGTCAACCAGACACCTGAAGGCTCAAGCCTCACAATGCCCATGTCAATCAACCTCTCCATGGCATCGACGCATCCGTCTTTGCCTAAGCCGAAGTCCTCAATCATGCGGACGTTCGTTGTCCCAGGCCAATTCAAAAAGCCATGTTCGTCAGCCGCTATGAGCAAGCAAACAAACAAGAGCCGAGTGCGAGGATCAGTAGACCAGACGATAGAGGCAGCAATCTCCGTGCCCTTGAGTTTCGTGTAACCTTCCATGGCGTTACCTGTATCAGCCCGTCACTGGCGATGCAAGCAATAATCCGCGTCAAAACAATTCTGTTGAGAGTAACTTGGGAGCGATGAAAAGAATCCTCCTGCTAGCAGCATGTTTCCTAGCGAGTTGTTCCAGCAAAGTGACCGAGCCAACGGCGTCTCCAAGCAGCCCCCCGATACCCGTGGTGCCATCGCCACTTGGGACAAATATCGATGCGCCGTCCTACTGGTCTACTCAACTACCCTTCATTGACCTGTTCAAATACTCGAAGCCATGGGTCTCAGGCGACTCGGCNAACTGGGACAACGGCAACCCCATTGCGACAGACGCCAACGGGTGGGTCACAGCAATCGCGCCGGGGCAGATCGTGCGGACCATCATGCTAGACGGCCAGCCTGCATCTACAGCAGGCCGCTACGTCATGACATGGGACGGCTCAGGGACGTTCTCCGTATCCGGTGGGTGTTCACTGGTCCCAGGAGAAACGACGGCAAACCGAGCCGTGCTCGATGTGACGGGCAAGGTCATGCTGTATTTCACAGACACCAACCCAGTGGACTACATGCGGAACATCCGCGTCGTCCAAGAAACCTACGAGTCTGTGCCACCAAGCGACATCTGGAACCCAGAGTTTCTAGCCAGCCTCGGTGACGAGTCCTGCCTTCGGTTCATGGACATGTGCCGCACCAATGGTAGCACTGTAGCAACCTGGGCTGACCGGCCAAAGGTAGACGACTGCCGATACACATCCAACAAAGGTATGCCATATGAGCTAGCAATCGAGATGGCTAACACTACTGGCAAGGACGCATGGATCTGCGTGCCGCACTTGGCAACTGACGCTTTCGTCACCAGCCTTGCAGACATGGTGCGCGACAACCTGCACCCGTCCCTGAAGTGCTACGTCGAATACAGCAACGAAGTCTGGAACGGCATCTTCGACCAAGCCACNTACGCTGAGTCAATGGGCGTAGCGCAGAGCCTTGGAAGCAGCCCATTCCAGTCTCGGCTTCGATACTACTCGCGACGATCGGTCGAGATCTTCACGCTGTTCACTGATTCGTATGGGTCGGCTGATCGGTTGGTGCGAGTCATAAGCTCCCAAGCAGCCAACGCCTGGACAGCCGAACAGG